ATTTGTTACAGGTTCTATTCTATAATCTTCAGCACTACTTCCTATAATTCTATTTATACTATTTTTTGTAAATACAATTAATTGCTCACGAAAAACTATTAAATCTGTTATTGTATCATTAAATCTAAATATACCACCGCCAGACGCTGATGTAAAATCTGTATCATTTAAATAAGCAGAGTATGCTAAAGTAGAGCCGTTTGCTACAAAGATATGTCCTTTTAGTAAAGCAATAAAGTCAGCACCCGTAAGAGAAGAAGAACTAACTTGTGTTATTGTATTTGCAACTCGGTCATATATTCTTGGATTACTTGTTCCATCAACTATAAATAAATTTTCATTACCATCAAAGTTGTACTTTAAAAACCTAACTTTACCAGAACCTGACAAAGATATTCCTGTACTACCAAAACTATTACTATCTGTTATTTGTGTCCATCCACTTCCTGATGAACGATATAGATGTGTTGTTCTAGCAGCAATAACAAAACCTGCATAACGAACTAAACCTCTAATTATATCTGGACTACCGCCAGTATTAGTTCCTGCAATTAAGTTAGTATCAAATTTAGAGTAACCCTGTATTCTTCTGTAACCACCTTCAATAGATGGTTCAAAGTTACGTAAAAGGGTAGCAGTTCCTATAGCATTTATACCTTGTTGTACAGGACTAAGATTAGTTATTAAACCACCTGTTAACTCTACTGGATATGTTCTCCATGCGTCAGCCATAATATACCTTATATAGTTATATGTAAATTATTGATTTTGTCAAGATTAATTAAAAGCCGCACCATCCGTGGCTCTAGCATTACCTAAACTAGTATTACCTGTATTGTTTATAATCATGCCAGAACGAACATATTCAAATCTATTTACTAATAAACTTCTCATACTTTCTATACCCTGAGTAAATTTTTCTTTAGCCACCATTGCATCTTGTGTATTTTCTCTAAACAGATAAGCATAAAACATTGCTCCATCTACAATAACATGAGCAAACCTTTCAGGTATAGTAGGCACATCATCAAATAATTCTAAGTCTACAGGAAATTGATAGTATTCATATATTACCGTGTATGCTTTATCAGGAGTAGGTACTAAACCATAACGTAAATCGGGTGTTCTAAATACATATTGAGGAATAGCCGACTTTGAATTATCATATTCATATTCTATATATTTATTAAGGTATTCTTCATAATCTATTACTTTTAATTTTCTTGTTTCAATATCAAGTGTTGTATCTTTTTTAATTCTAAAACTATCCATAGATATTGTTTTTAAACTATCAGGAAAAAAATAACGCATTATATTTGCTGACACTACATCTTCTTGTTCTACATGATTAAACGGATAGTTATACTGTTGTTGGTTAATATCTCGTATAGAATGATTAACTGCATCTTTTGCTTGTGCATAAAAACCTGTTGCTGTAGAGAAATTTGATGAGGTTAATTCAACTTCATTTAATCTTCTATTAATTTTATTTACTAATTCTAAGAAATCATAAGCCATTTTATCTCTCTTTAATAGTTATATTTATAGTTCGTTCAGTGCCTATGCCTCTATTGTCTGTAATACTACATGTAAAAGTATAAGTTAAATTATTTGTACCGCCTGATAAAATAATAACAGCTACCTTACCATCACTTGAAATAGACTGAGAAGTTGACGTAATATTATTAATAGTGTCTCCTGCATTTATTCTAGTCTTAACACCGTTTTCATTTTTTACAAACCAAATTACTTGAGATATAGTATTTGTTCCTAAAAACCTAGACCAATCAACACTATAGTCAAGTATATCATCCTTATCTTTATTTGGAAATTTTAAACTCATTTTATCTCGCCCTTATTTGTAACCTTCTAAACGCAGATGTATTAGGTACTGATTGGATTTTAACTACTCTATTTTCAAATGGTATTAAAACTCTTCTTTGAGCAGAGGTTAAACCACTGCTTGCTCTGACAAAAACAGTTCTTTGTCTATTATAATTATCTCTAAAGAAATCATAATTAAAAGAAATTGCATCTGCATCTATATTTCCAAGTCCTTGAATAGAAGCAATAGCATCTATAAAAGTTCGTGACTCAGCAGTAGCAGTTGCTACACCTTGTATAATAACCGTATCTGTTTGTGCTACTTTACTAACATTACCTACAGTACTAGTAACACCTGATACTAAGGATACAACATTTTTTAAACGTATAACAGAACCGCTTATAGTAGATACTGAAACTATTACAGAAGATGCTGATTTTAGTTTCTCTATCTGCCCTGCTATAGTTGCAACACCCCTCACACTAGATGTTGCTTCTTTTAGTTTATCAATCGATGCTACGATATTTGCTATACCTACTGCCGTAGCTGTAGCATCTTCTATTTGTTTTAATGTTCCAGTTACAGTTGAAACACCTGCAATGGTTACATTATCAGCAGATATTAATTTTGTTGCATCAGCACTAACAGATGTTGTACCTAAAATAGTAACTGCATCTGTTTCTACAAGCCCTTCAACTGCTCCTGTTACCGTTGCTACACCTGTTACAGTAGAAGAACCACCAAAGAATTTTATAGAAGTGTTAGTCTGACTTGCAACACCTTGAACTGTAGCAGTAGCATCTTGTATTACTTTTTCTATAGAACCAGTTACATTTGCTACACCGCTAATAGCACTAGTAACTTCTTTTATTTTATCAACAGATGAAATAGTATTTGCTACACCACCTATTGTTACACTATCTGCCGATATTAATTTTATTCCACTGCTAACTGTTGTAGCAATTCCTGTAATATTAGCAGTAGCATCTTGTATTACTTTTTCTATAGAGCCAGATACAGTTGCTACACCTTGAATAGCAACACTATCTGCTAATACTATTTCAGTGGTATTAGCAACAGCACTTGATGTGCCTTGTATAGTAGCTGTTGCGTTAAAATCTTGTATCGTTAACGCTGATATAGGAGCTTCAGAAAGGGAATGAAAACCTAGTGTCATACTGCGTCACCTATAGCGATACCATACCATGCACCTCGCCAGAAGAATAATTTGTTTGTGCTAGTTACGTAAGCCATGTCACCTACACTTGCTGATGCTGGTATGTCTGAAGCATTAGTATAAGCAGTTACTACATTCCCTGTTAACGAACCATCACTAGCTATGATATCATTAGCAACAGCTTGACCAGCACTTGTTGCTATGTCTCTGTTTCTACTTTCTGGCATTGTATTAACCTTCTAATTGGGCAGTAGGTGGCGTAAATGAATTAGTGTAAACTGCTGTTCCTTTTACTACTCTTAAATTTGAAATATAGCCAGTAAAATCTGTAGTACTATTAAGGTCACCTAAAATACCAATTTTAGTTGTAGATGTTCCACCATATAATGTAACTCCACTTAAAGTGTTTGTGGTCGAATGTATTCTACCATTCACAAAAAGATAAAGGTTATCACCATTTCTTACTACAGCAAGATGTGTCCATTGATTTAAAGGTACAGTTTCTGACCATTGTCTCAATGTTTGATTTGAACCAGTTGTTGAATAGTAAAAGTATACAGCACTAGAAGTTAATGCAAGTAAATAAGATTTAGTACTAGCAGAATCCCATCTGTTTACGATAACACTAAAAGAAGAATCGATTGATGTTGGATATACCCATGCTTCAATAGTAAAATTACCTGAACCAAATTCTAGTGTATCATCATCTGCTACACTTAAATAATCACCTGAACCATCAAAATAAACACTTTTTCCTGCAGTAAATGGAGCAAAACTAGAAACTGCCGCATCGCCATTTGCAGTTATTGTATGAGCATTTGTAGAACCATCGATGATAGTGGCTGCGTGTGCAGTTAATAAACTCGTATTTGTAATAGCAGTCAATGTTTTTTCTGGTGGTACAAATGGATATCGACTAAGACCTTCTGTTATGCGAAAATCTTCTATATAACCAGTAAAATACTGCTGGTCTCTTGAATATCTTGCCCCGATAGTTCCGACCGTTGATGTGAAATTATTAGAATTAGTTCCCGTGTCTGCAGAAGCACCATCTATGAATAATGTCATATTAGACCCACGTCTAACAATAGCTATATGATACCATGTATTAGTACTTAATGCACTAGAACTGGACTGAACTGCATAACCAGATGCGATTTCTGAATAAAATCCTAATTGTCCACCAGTTGAAATATTGACTGTATATCCAGTCGAACCAGTTCTTGTGTCAAAAACATTCTGTGATCCAGAATTATTTGTATTGTAAAGCCAAAATTCAATTGTAAAATTGCCAGAACCAAGGGGACTTAAATTAGAAATGGCTATATAATCTCCACTTCCATCAAAGTACATAGACGAAGAAGCATTCTTAGTTTGAGCAGTGGATGATGACACACCACCATTGAGTGTTAAATCATTAATTTGAGCGGCATCGAATATTGATGCATCACCTTGTAGTGCTAAGAGAGATGTGTTAGTGACTGCTGAAAGTGGTTCAGTTGGTGGCGTAAATGCAGATGTATATACAGCAGTTCCTTTTACAACTCTTGCATCTGCAACATACCCATTAAAATATTGACTATTAACAGTTCTTCCACCTATACGAATTAGATTATTAGTATTTGTTAAAGTAACAGTTGAGGTAGTTGATGAATCTTGTACTCCGTTTAAATATACTTTAAAACTATTACCATTTCTAACTAAAGCTAAATGATACCACTGATTTTTATATAAAGTAGCAGAACCTGTTTCAAAATTACTCCAACTACCACTAGTGCCAACTAAGAAATAAGTATTAGTCCCATTTGTGCCCATCCAAAAACCTTGATTATCAGTAGTGTCTGCTGTCGTCATTATAGCCTGTGCGCCAGAAAGACCACCATCAGTAGCATAAAACCAACATTCAACAGTAAAATCACCTGACCCCATGTTAAAATCAGTACTATCTGCTATGCTTAAATAATCTCCAGTACCATCAAAAAGTGCAGACCCTCCATGATTTGAAGCAGAGTATGGGTTATAATCATAAGGTACTAATGGTTCTACTTTTGTATTTCCAGCCACAGTTATCGTATGAGAATTTGTTGAACCATCTGCAAAATATGGAAGATGACAGGCAAGAAGAGAAGTATTTGTAATTGCAGTCAGTCTTTCAGAAGGAGCAGTAAAGTCAGATGTATATACTGCAGTGCCTTTGACTAGTCTTGCATCAGTTATATAACCCTGATAAGGCGAACCACCGCCATTCTGTGCGCCTATAGTAACAGGACCAGTAGCATCAACTAAAGAGGCAGAACTAGTATAAGTGTCAACTGAAACTCCATTTACATACATAGTAAAAGTAGAACCATTTCTTACTAATGCTAGATGCGCCCAATTATTTAATGGAACAGATGTGCTAGAAACATTATCTCTAATTGTTCCATCGTTAATTAAAAATCTTACATTTCTATTTGAATCATTACTAAATTCAATAGCCCAACTATAAGGATTGCTCCACTGACCAAAAATAACGGGTTGGCTTGGAGATGCAGTTGGATATACCCAACATTCTGCTGTAAAATCGCCACTTCCTAATGTGAAATCAGTGCTATCTGCTATGCTTAAATAATCACCACTCCCATCAAAGTATGCACTGTATCCACCAGAACGATATGGACTGAACGAAGATGCTAGTGTATTACCTGTTGTTGTTATTGTATGAGAATTTGAAGAGTTATCAGTGAAGGAACTATTTGTTCCAGAATTACCAGATGCTTTTGCAAGTAAAACTGTTTCAGCCGAGTTTTGAATTGTCGTAACAAAAGTTAATGTAAATGTAGAAACAACATCTGTATTATTCACACCATCTGTTGCTCTAAAAGTTAATGTACCACTTTCAGTTGTGGCAACACCTTCTGCTTTAGGTGTAACTGTAAATACATTAGAACTTTGAGATACAGTTGCAAGCCCATTAAAACCACTGTCTGCTGTAACACTATATGTAATAGTAAAACCTTCAGGGTCAGTAGCAACTATTGTAATTGCAGTTGTTGTGCTACCGTCTTTGGCTAAATCATAAGATGAAGCAGGGGGTGTACTATATGTAGGTGATGTATTTACAAGTGCTATAACATACCAACCTGATGAACCTCTAATGTACAAACCATTGTTTGCTGTAACAAATCCTAAGTCACCTGCACTAACACCTGAACTTGGTAGGTCAGCTAGATTAGTATAGGTAACAACACCACTGATAGCAAGTGTACCATCAGTTGCAATATTGTCAGACGCAACTGCCGCACCTATACTTGTAGCTAAATCTCTATTACGTGATTCTGTCATTCAATTAAATCCCAAGATTTATTTGTTTCATTCCATCTATAGTTTTCTCCATCTGTAGGATACGTTACAGGTGCTTCCCACAAATAGGTATTTGTATTAAGTGTCCAACTATTAAAAGGTTGAGGCTCATAAAAAGCATCAGCCACAGCATCATAGTAAAAATTTCGACCAGCGTAATTGTAACGCAAGGGTGTGCCACCTAATTTATGCACACCACCATATGTGTTGTAAGAAGTTTGTATCCATGTTCCCGGATTAGTGCAACGATAGTTATCAATAAAATCTTGTTCCGCTACAATTACTTCTTCTACTCTACCATTATAAACTCTTGCAAAATGTGCCACGTTTTTACCTATATTGCATATCTAATAAATACTACGCCTGAACCACCTGCACCACCTGTTTGGTCAGTTGTCCAAGCACCACCGCCACCACCGCCACCAGTGTTAGCTGTTCCATCTTGAGCAGGGTCATTATTAAGACCACCATCACCGCCACCACCACTGCCAGTGCCTTGACGATTAGTGTCAGTAGAATTAGTTCCACCACCACCGCCACCAGCCCTATATACACCAGTTCCTGACACATAAGATTCTATTCCTGCACCACCATTTCCAGCATATTCAGAGGCTAGTCCATTTGCACCTACAGCACCAGCACCACCGCCACCTGCTGCGGCATAACCGCCACCGCCTTCTGATGTACCACCATTATGTCCTTCACCAGAAACACCTGTACCACCAGCACCGCCATCTTTACCGCCCCCACCACCAGAGCCACCATTTCCTGCACTTCCACTTGGATGGACAAGCGCACCAGCACCGCCACCAGTTGTTGATACAGTATTAAAAGAACTTGTGCTTCCGTTTGTTCCATTTCCATTAGAAGCGCCACCTGCTCCACCTGCTCCAACTACTACGCTATAAGTACCCGGTGCTACAGTGCTAGTGCTAAGTACACTAGTAGCTCCTCCAGACTGTTCAGAGCCGATGCTAGATTTATAACCACCAGCACCGCCACCGCCACCGCCTTTTCCGCCACCGCCACCACCACCAGCGATAATAAGATATTCTACAGTTCCGCCTGTAGAAACTATAAAATTACCAGAACTAGTAAAGGTATGTACACGATAGGCAGTGCCACCAACATTAACATCACTTACACTGCCACCTGAACCAGCTATACCATAGCCGACTGTTTCTCCAACACCTGCAAATAAATGTTGTTGTTGTATATTATAATAACCTTCTGCTGTAGTAGAACTAGGTTGATTTAATACACCAATTTTACCACTGTTAAAAGGCATTAGCTAATTTCCTCATAAGAACAAATAACATCTAACTTACTTGCAGTTCCTGCAGTCACTCTAAGTGTGTCCCCTTCTTCTAAGTATAAAGGTATAGATTTATCCACAGGAGTAAATGACGAATTTTTTGCAATGTTTACTGTATCAATAAGTTTATATGCGGTAGAA